TACGGCTCTTGATTTCGTTGTTTCCATTCCTGCAAGATCACGGATCACACCAGACGGAGAAATGTTTTTTCATACAACTGAATATTCTGAAATATTGACCGGGCAAACAGAAATTGAAGTTTCAATTATTTGTGAAAAATCAGGGTCAAGTGGCAACGGTTACGTAGCTGGTCAAATAAACCAAATGGTTGACGTGCTGCCATACATAACATCGGTTGTGAATGTAGATACTACCCTCGGAGGTTCAGACGTTGAGAAAGATGATTCATACAGGGAACCTATACACCTTTCAACTGGAAAATATTCTGTCGCTGGCCCGACTGATGCTTATATTTTTTGGGCAAAGACATCACACCAGGACATTATTGACGTGTCCGTTTTTAGGTCTGCTCCCCTGGATGATCTGAGCGAAACACAGATAAATTCAATTCTTGAAATTTTGAATATTGATTCTTCGGGAATGGATATTTCAGAAAAGAAAATTAAAATCAGTTATTTTCTTTCTTCTGCTCAGGTCAATATTTGTGCCCTTCTTGAAAATGGAACCATTCCAGGGGAATCAATAATTGATTCAATAAAAGAGATCCTGAACGATAAAAACAAAAGACCTTTGACAGACAATTTAAACATCACTGCCCCTGGTGTGATCAATTATAATATTGATTTGACATACTATATTTCAGATTCAAATTCTCCTGCAATATCAAACATTAAATGCAAGGTTGAAGATGCAGTTGATAATTTTGTTTTATGGCAAAAAATGAAAATTGGCAGAGATATAAACCCGGACGAGCTTACACGATTAATTATAAATGCTGGGGCAAAACGAGTTGAAATTATTGAACCTGTATTCACTATTTTAAATAAAAGCCAGATTGCAATAAATCAGAATTCAACTTTTAATTATGGCGGTTTAGAAAATGAGTAAGGATCTAAAAAATATTAATATTCTTGATTTATTGCCGTCTTCAATATCTTTTGATGAATCTTTTTTTTCTTCTGCAGAGTCAATCAACAAACATATTCAAGATATATCGTATGAAATTGATAAATTATATGTTTTGTCCAGGATAGACGAACTTGAAGAGCCTTTATTATCTCACCTTGCATATAGATTTAAAGTTGATTTTTGGGACAATGACGACTCTCTGAAGGTCAAAAGAAATCTGATACGAAACTCTATTGCATGGCAAAAAAGAAAAGGGACACCAGGAGCAATTGAAGAACTTCTCACAAAAAAAACAGGTGGAAAAGCCCTTGTCAAAGAGTGGCCTGAATATGGCGGAGAACAGTATCATTTTAAGGTTGAAATTGACGTTGAAAATCAAGGTGTCACTGGTGATATTTACGAAAAAGTTGATTACTTTATTGAAAAAGCAAAAAACACCCGGTCAAAGCTTGATAGTGTCACTCTTGCTTTAACTGCAAAGGGAAGCATTAATTATGTACAAGCTCAAATATCATCTGAAACGACTGTAATTTATCCCTGGAGAGCAAAAGAACTTTCAGAAAGTCATAAAATGTTTTTAGCATCAGGCTTGCACACAATTGAAATTACAAAAATTTATCCAAATATAAATTAATAACAAGGAAAATTAATGACTGATTTTTACGTACTTCTCACAAATACCGGCAAGGCAAAAATTGCAAATGCTCACGCTTCAAATATACCTTTGGACCTTGTTGAAATGGCCGTGGGTGATGGAAACGGTCAATATTATAATCCAACTGAGACACAAACAGGACTTGTTAATGAAGTATACAGGGGTGGTATAAATGAAATTTCTGTTGATGATAATAATGATAATTGGCTGGTCTGCAACCTTGTAATCCCTTCTGACGTGGGCGGTTTTACGGTTCGTGAGGTTGGTTTATTTGACTCTGCCGGTGATTTAATTTCAATTGCAAAATATCCTGAAAGTTATAAACCGGTGCTTGCTGACGGATCTGCTAAAGACCTGATGATTAAAATGATAACTGAAGTAACAAATACTGAAGCTGTCACATTAAAAATTGATCCTTCGATAATCCTTGCAACTCGTGATTTCGTAGGAAAATCAATTGATGAAAATAATGAGAATTATTATACAAAAAATCAGGTAGATATATCCAATAATAATTTTTACACAAAATCAGAGTCAGACCTGGAGCACAATAATCATTATACAAAGGAAGAATCAGATCAGAAACACAATAATCATTATACAAAGGAAGAATCAGATCAGAAACACAATAATCATTACACAAAGGATGAATCTGACCAGGAACACAACAAAGGCCAGTTTCAAAAATATAATCCAAAAATTAATTACATAGTAGGTTCATGGGTTACAGGTTCAAACGGTTTTCAATATTATTGCCGTGTTGCAAACGGTCCTGCTTCTTCAGTTATTGACCCGGTAGGTAATCCTACTACATGGAAATTAGGAAGCAATAATAATACGTTGGTTGTTGGTGGTGACAGTGCAATTGATGGTGGAGCAGATTTGCAAATTGCAAATGAAACAACATCAGTTATGGATATTTCAACAGGTGGAACAGGTGGTCAGGGTTCAGCTAGAAAATCTATGTTTTTTCAAAACACAGACGCAGATAACTTTATGGACATTGATTGTTATGATAATGATTTATCAACAGGTGTTCCATTAAGAATAAACCCTAATGGAGGTTTGGTAGGCATTGGAAAGACTCCTGCAGCCGGTGTTGAACTTGATGTTCAAGGCGACATTGCTGCATCAGGATCACTGTCAGGTTCAAATTTAGGTGTGTCTGGAGGGGTTGTATCAAACGGGAAAAGTCTCACTCCTGCAAATTATTTTCAAAGCAAGATATTAGATACAGAAATAAATACATCAAATAAACCATTTAATTCTTTATATTTAGATTCTGTTGAAATCGGTGATACTTTTATGCTTACTGTAGGTATAAATGGGTCAAGATCTGAAGCCTCAGAATTGTGCACAGATATAACTACATCAGGAGTTGGAAGAATAAGCGGTCCTTTCGATTCAGATGATATATCAAATCAATATTATTCAATATATCCCGGTAGTTTTAAAAATTGTTTTTCTTCTCTATGCGTTGTAACTGATAAGGGAACAATTGCACTAAATTTATATTCTTATGTAACTTCCGGTATAATTTCAAATGCAACAATTTTCATGAGAGTTCAATTTCTAAGAAAATCATAAAATAAAAATAATAACAAAAAAAGGAAAAAAATGAAACCAGGAAAAATTGAAATTAAAAATCCTTCCGTATTAGATGGACTGATGACAAAGAAATTTGATACAATTCTGACTAACATTATTAACTGGGTAGCTGTTACATACGGCCTTGTTATCACTGAATCATACAGGAAAAAACGCCATGCAAACGATTTACACGGAACTAATCCGGTCCGGGCAATTGATATCAGGTCATGGTGTTATTCAAAAGCACTCGCTAAAAAAATTGAATCTGAAATAAATAAACGGTGGGCCTACGATCCTTCAAGGCCAGATATGAAAGTTGCAAAGATTCACGATATTGGAAACGGTGTCCATTTTCATATCCAGGTACACCCAAACACAGCGGAGGTAAATTAATATGGATTGGATTACTGATATACTGGGCGCTGTCGGATCTGCTGCGTCCGGTGGCGTGTTCGGTGCCGTTGGTGCCTTTGGAAGTTCTGTTGTAAAATACTTTCAGAGGAAACAAGAGCAGAAGTTTGAAAAAGAAGAATGGACACATGAAAAGGACATGTTCAAACTTAATATGCAGGCTACATCACAGAAAGGTTCATGGGATGGCTTAATACAAAGCTACAAGGCACAAGATAAACCTCTTGATACCTATAAGTGGGTGAATGCAATCAAGAGCTTATTTCGTCCATTTCTTACGATTTCGCTTGTTGTGGTGACTTATCTTCTTTTTACATCGATCCTGCAAGGTCTTGCAGGAAACGACGTTGCCTTGTCAAAGGTGTTTGACGGTGGAGAACTGAAAGAGATCATGAGATATATTGTGTACTCAATCGTTTTTTCTACCTCAACGGCTATCG